CTCTTTCCCTACACGACGCTCTTCCGATCTAAAACCGGGATAACGATTATCATTTTTCTGCTACTTGAAAGGAGCTTCATCATGGATAATTCTCTGTCTGAATCCGCACGTTTCGCAGTCTACCGTGAAAAACTCAAGGGCATCTGCGAGGCCAACAACCTGAGTTATGTGTTCATCAAGAACGCATACCCCATCAAGCTGGTTATCCGTCCGTTGGGCGGCGTTGGTGAACAGATGTCGATGCTGGAGGAGGCATCCGAGGACAACTACATCTCGCCGGGTGCATCCATCCTGTTCACCGTCAAGGATGGGAACCTGACCTACCGCATGAGCAAGACGTTCACCATCTCCGACACCCTGTTCAACAAAATCAAGAACATCTTCAAGAATATGCACTACCTTTGGCTCCAGTTCTTCTTCCGGGATTTGGTCGAGGGTGGAAAGCTGGCAGCTCTCGGCTACAAAATGCCGGATATTCCGGAATCCGGTGGGCAGCAGGATGCGCCCCGGGAAAATGAGCCTGATTCTTCGAATCTCCCCGGGGAGGCCGAACCGCTGGAAGAAGTTGATGCCGAGGAACTGGACGATGCGGAGGAACCCGCAGCCGATGAACTGACCAAGGCTACCGAGATTGCCCGGCAGAACGGCGGCGTTACGCAGGCCATGTTGGAGCAGCAGATGGGCGTGACCGCAGAAAAGGCCATCGCGCTGCTGGATGATATGGAATCCGCAGGCGTGATCGAGTTCTCCAACGGGCACTACACCATCGCCGCTGCTGACAGCGAGGAGGAGTAACCTATGGCAAAGGCAGCAGTGACCCACAGCATCCGGGATGACCACCAGAAGAACTTCCTCAAAATCTTCAATAGCCTGACTGGAAAGCATAGCCGCTGGGAGATTTGGGAGGACTTCGTCACCCTGACGGCCATCGAGATCTCGAACAGCACGGACAAGGTAAATGCCCCAGAGCGCACCAAGATGTATCAGACCATCGTTTCCAAATACTCCGCCAATGAGCGGGAAGGCATGTCTGAAATGCTGGGCGAGGTAATCATGGGCATGGAGCAGAATCCTGACCAAGACTTCCTCGGTTCGCTGTACATGATGTGCGAGTTGGGCAACGACCACGCCGGGCAGTTCTTCACTCCCTACGATGTGTGCCGCTGCATGGCCGAGATTACGTTCGACCCGAAGCTGCACCCGGACATGGAGGGATTCATCTCGGTATCTGACCCGGCCTGTGGTGCTGGGGCCATGCTGCTTGCCTTTTTGAACGTCTGCAAAAGACGGAATATCTGCTACCACAACAAAGTCCTTGTCATAGCCCAAGACATTGACTTCATCGTTGGGCTGATGTGCTACATCCAGTGCAGCTTCATGGGCTGCGCTGGATATGTAGTCATCGGTGACACACTCGTGAACCCGGCAACGGCCTACGACAGCCGCGGATTGCTGCCCGCAGGACCACAAAACCGCGTCTGGTATATGCCGCTTTTCTCAACCGATGTGTGGTATATGCGCCGCCAGATAGCGCAGATGAACCTACTGTTTGAACCGAAAGGCGAACCTGCAAAAATCGAAAAATCCGATATTAAGCCCGCAAATTTGCAAAAATCTATCAAAAATGAGCCTAAAGCCCCGGAAAACGAACCTCTTAACGAAACCAAAACCGGGCAGCTCACGTTTTTCTAACCCGAAATAAGAAAGGAGTATCCCTATGGCAGACATTACTTATATTCCCATCCGGCAGCTGTACCCTCACCCCGATAACCCCCGCAAGGAACTGGGCGACCTGTCCGAGCTTGCCGCCAGCATCAAGGAAAACGGCGTATACCAGAACCTGACCGTCATTCCCGGCCACTACCTCAACAGCCGGGAGTACATCGCAAAGTGCGTTGACGAGGGTGGGGATGCAGCCGCAGCAGCGGCAGCATGGACACCCAAGGCTGTGTGGTCCAGTGAGGACTACACCATCATCATCGGCCACCGCCGGGCAGTAGCAGCGCAGCAGGCAGGACTGTACGAACTGCCCTGCGCCATCGTGGAGATGGACGAGCGGGAGCAGATGCAGACCATGATGATTGAGAATATGCAGCGGTCAGACCTCACCGTCTACGAACAGGCGCAGGGCTTCCAGATGATGATGGACTTCGGACAGACGGTGGAGCAGATCTCCGACAAGTCAGGGTTCTCCCAGTCCACTATCCGGCGGCGCATCAAGCTGCTGGAACTGAACCGCGACAACTTCAAAAAGGCAGAGCTGCGTGGCGCAACCCTTTCCGATTTTGTTGAACTTAACAAAATCGAGGACTTGGATGACCGGAACAAGGTGCTGGAAACCCTCGGTACGCAGAACTTCAACCGGGCCATGCAGGATGCGCTGGCGCAGCAAAAATGGCAGCACCAAAAGGCCGAATGGATTGAGCAGCTTCGCCAATTTGCCGTGGAAAATCCTGATGCCAATTACAGCACTCACACGCACGTTGCCGGATACGGATATTGGAACACCAACAAGGACGTTGAAGTGCCGGACGATGCCGATAGCGTAGCGTACTGCTACAAGGTCAGCCAAAACCAGATTGACCTCTACAAAGAGCGTGACTTGGAAAAAGAGAATGCGGAAACGGCCAAGCGAGAGGAAAAGCGGCAGCAGGAACAGTTCTACAAGGACCAACTTGCCGCCCTCACAAACTATATGTTTGAACTGCGCCGGGACTTTGTGACGCAGCTTTCCACGGCAGAGTGCAAAAAGCATCTGGGCGAAATCGTCCGCTTTGCCGTGGATGCGTTCGATTCAAATTACGATGGCGAGTTGACAATCAAGCTGCTGGGCATTGCTCCACTGGAAACGGACAGCGTTGACCTGCTTGATTATCTGGAAAGCACTTCAGTGTTCAACGACCAGCCGGAAAAGGCACTGCTCTCCTTGGCCTATTCGGCTGCTGACGATGGCAGAAACGGATACTGGGGCTGGGTCTGGCAACCCGACTGCCAGAGCGGTGGGTACGGCTGGGAGGAAAACGTCAGTCTCGACGCTATTTACACTCTGCTGGTAGCTTTGGGCTATGAAATGTCTGACGAAGAAAAGGCGTTGCAGAACGGAACCCATGCCATCTTTTCCACCAATGCCCCTAAAAAGGCAGATGTGCCCTGCGAACGTTGCAAGGCGGCGCATCCCGGATGCGACAAGTGCTGCAAGACCTGTGATGACCACTGCAATGCGGTCCAGCTGTGCAGAAAGGAGTATGGCGAATGACCGACCTTGTAAGCTACCACCGACCCTTATGTGTACGTCCACAAGCTTATTCAGCCGTTTGAGTACGAGGGCAAGAAGTACGACACCCTGACGTTTGACTTCGGCAAGCTGACTGGCAATGATTCGCTTGCAATTGAGGCCGAGATGTCCGCTCTGCGCCAGCCGGTTATCGTGCCGAGCATGAGTGCGGGCTATCTGATTCGGATGGCCTGCCGGGCGTGTACGCAGCCCATCGGCGTTGACGTTGTCGGCGCGATGAGCATTCGGGATTACAACACCATCCGCACCAAAGCAAGAAATTTTTTGATGCTGTCGGATGTGTAACTGATGATGGCGGAGAGTGGCTGCGGCGGCAAGCCCTTCTGATGGCGCAGGGCAACAATACCCCTGCACCATACTGGCTTGCAATGCCTCTGTATCAACTGCGGCAATGGATTGATACCAACAATGCCATTGTTGCCGAGCGCGAAAAGGCGAGAAAGGCGAAGTAGTGGCTCGAAAAGAATGGGAGTTGCTGTTCAACCTGTCCGCCAAACAGAACAGCAACTTCTCCAGCACCTTCAAGGCTGCACAGTCTGCCCTTGTGGAAACACAGAACAGAATCCAGCAGCTGAACAAGGTACAGTCCGACATAACTGCATACCAGAAGCAGCAACAGGCCGTTGACTCCACCAAGCAGCGGCTGGCCGTCTTGCAGCAGCAGTACGATAACATCCAGAAAGAGATTCAGGAGACCGAGGGCTATTCCTCTGCGCTGGAAAACAAGCTGATTTCCAAGCAGGCGCAGATCGACAAGACCACGACCTCCCTACACACCTATGAGCAGCGTCTGGCTGCCACCGGGAACACCCTGCGGGAAGCTGGCGTGGACACCACGCAGCTGACAGCAGAAACCACTCGGCTGGAAACCGAGGTCGATAAGCTGAAAGACCAGCAGGTTGACCTCAAAAAGACCATGGACGAGGCCGGAGAGGGCGCAAAGGGCTTCGGCGAGAAATCTGTCGAAGCCCTCGATGCCGTTGAATCTGTGCTTGCCACGGCTGGCATCGCAAAATCCCTCGGCGAAATCAAAGACGCATACATGGACTGCATCAACACCGCAGGTGATTTTGAAGCATCCATGAGCAACGTCGAAGCCCTGTCCGGCGCATCCGGCGATGAACTGGAATCCCTGTCCGACAAAGCCAAGGAGATGGGCGCGACCACCAAGTTCACCGCCGGTGAATCTGCGGACGCTTTGTCTTACATGGCTCTGGCGGGCTGGAACACCCAGTCTATGCTGGAGGGCATCAGCCCGGTGCTGAATCTGGCTGCTGCCGCCAATATGGACTTGGCGCAGGCGTCTGATATTGTCACAGACTATCTGACCGCCTTTGGCCTGAAAGCCTCCGACACCACTCACTTTGTCGATGTGATGGCCTACGCTATGGCTCACTCCAACACGGACGTGATCCAGCTGGGCGAGGCATACAAGGCGTGTGCATCTACCGCCACCTCCCTTGGCTACTCTGTCGAGGAGACAACCGCAGTTCTGGCTACCATGGCCAATGCCGGTGTTAAGGGCGGCGAGGCTGGCACAGCCCTTAACGCCATCTTCACCCGCCTTGCCACCAACACAAAAAAGTGCGGTGACGAGCTGGCGACCTACGGCGTGAACATCTACGATGCACAGGGCAATATGCAGTCCCTGTCCAGCATCCTTACCGGGATTGCCGGGGTCTGGGGCGACCTGACCGACCAAGAGCAGGCCAACCTTGCCAAGACCATTGCTGGCACAAACCAGTATTCCAAGCTGCAAACCATCATGGCCGGATGCAGCGAGGCCGCCGCCGAGGGCGGGCAGTCGTTCTCAGACTACACCGCAGCCCTGAACAACTGCGCCGGGTCTGCCGACAAGATGGCGGGCACCATGCTCGACAACATGAACGGCAGGCTGGTGCTGATGCAGTCCGCCGCTGACGGCCTGAAAATCGCCATCGGTG